TGCCACCCTTATCAGATTTGGATTTTATTCTGCTTAAACTGCTCTCATCTAACTGAGAGCAGAAATCTTGAAATGTCTTCATGCCACCAAAGAAACAAATTCTCCTAACACCTTTTTATTTAGTTTCTTTGTCTTTAGTGACTTAACAAAAGCAGTCTTAATCTGTCCTTTTGTTGCACCATCCTTAACTTCAAACTCAGTCTCATCAGCAAGAGCACTAGAAGAAAGACCAAAGTATGCATCATAACCACTGCTCTTAATAGTAAATGTCTTTAGCTTTCTCCAATCCTTAAGGCACTTCTCATAGTCAGCAGGATCATCACAATATCTTCTTATGATATTACTTCCTTCTCTTACTGGAAGAACTCTGATACCTATAAAGTTAGATGAAGGAAACTTGTCTTGTAGATTCTTAATAAGAACTTCAGTAAAGTTCCACCAAGAATAACCAAACTTATAAGTCTTACCTAAAGATCTATCTCTCAAAGAACATTGACTAGCATTAATACCCCTCACTCCCATTTTATATTCATCACTATTAAAGTAATCCTTTACCATAACATGATAAGGCATAGTATTTGCTTCACCATCAGTTAAGACAATGCATTGCACCTTCTCTACATTATTTTCTTTTTGAAACTTAGGAAGAAGTTTATGAAGACATATGAGTGATTCATTCAATGGTGTTCCTGATAAACACAACCTAGTAGGATAGCTATATTTGCTACCATAGTAGTTAGAAAATACACTAGCAATTCTCCAGATGTTCTTTAACTGATGCTCCAACTCATTAGTTCTCACATTGCTGGTAAAGAGATTCATTAAAGAAAAATCTTCTTCAACTTGCAAGTTATATTCTTGAGGTTCATATGGTAACTCATTAGTTACTGGATTCCATTGACCAGTAGCATCCTGTTCTCTTCTCTTCCACTCATTAGTGAAAGCATATACATCAAATGGAATAGATACTTTCTTACAGAACCATATAAGATTATAAAGTTGCTTGACAGTATCAAGCATTTCTCTGGACATAGAACCTGACCAGTCAAGAACAAAGACTAGACCATGATTCTTACCATCAGGTAGAACTGTTACCTTCTTGAATAGATCCTCATTGAACTTATATGTATGAAGTCTAGCAGTATCCAACACACCAGTTCTACTAGTAGCAGCTCTAGAATATGCACTAGCAGCTTTCTTACACTCAAACTCTTTTACAAGATATGATACTTCCTTCTGTGCATCTCTTTTGAATTGGTTATACTCTACATCTACCTCTTCAAATAAATTTGACTTCTTACTTATACAATCATCAATAAAGTCTTGCTGCTGTTTCCATGATCTATCAATCTCTTTATGAACTTCTTCATTAGTAGCAATGATCTTATCTAAATTTAAATCAGGAACTTCAAGATAAACATTCTCTACAGCATTCTCTCTTACTAGATCTTGAAGATGACTCTCCAATGACTCAGCAGTTTGGACTTCTGGTTTTTTCTCTTCCTTTGCTACTGGTGGAGCAGGTTGTGCATCAGGTGTCTCATCATCCACTTCTTGTCCATCCACTTCTTCAGTCTCTAGATCTGATGAATTGTCAGGTATATCCATCTCACCATCACCCTCTTCCTCATTCTTCTGTGTTTGCTGTTCTTGATTTACTTCATCTCTACAATAATCATAAAGAATTTTTGCTGCTTCCTTTGCTTCTTTGAAAGTCTCACACTTACCAATCAACTCAACAATCTTACTCTCAGCATCTGTAAAAGGGACATCAAGGAAAGCACCCACCTTATAGTATAGGTTGATCCTATCAGCAAGATTAAGATCATCAATATTTTCATCCTTTACCTCAAAGAAATCTTTCTCATGTAACTCATGATATCCTCTATAGAAAGTCTTAGCAATACCAAGATACTTTCTCTTCATTAACTTTTCTATTCTTACATCTTCTACCACATTCAAGAATGTAGCAGGAACTTCCACACCCATCTCTTCATCAGGAGTAAAGAGTGCATGTCCTACCTCATGACCAACCAACATATCATATACATGATTACTTGCCTTTTCCCACATAGGAAGAAGTAGCTCTCTTGTATGTACATTGAACTGTGCTGTAGGGACATCTTTATGCTCTACCACCAAGTCTTCAGTAGCAAGCAGTTTAGCTAGTTGTGATTTAATTTCTTGTTGAACTGCCATGTGACTTTTCTTTTGATATACCTATCATACTAAAAAACCTCCCTTTTGGGGAGGTGAGTAGACGCTTTATCAACTGTCCACGCCTTTTCCTTGCTTGACGCAATGCCTGTGGTTTCAGTGTTCTCTTCTTTTCCTTTTTGGAATGATGCTGCCAGTTAGGTACTGTCATGACCTTCAAGATGATCCACAATATTTATTGTAGGATACCATCCCATCTCAGTCAACTGCCTTATGTCAGCGCACAAACTGTCTGGTTCACCAGGTGTGTCCTCCTTAATAGGTAGATCCCTACCCAGTGCCTTTGCTATGTCCATCACAGGAATAGACTCACCAAACCCAATATCCAAATGTCCTGTAAATGAAGCAGGTATCAAAGTAAGGATTGCTGTACATATATCATGCACATGAACATAGTCTCTCTTATGTCTTGTAATATACTTAGCAGTATTATCCTGAAGCATTCTATAAAGCATATCAGGTCTGCTATTCTCCTCTGCCCACACATTAAAGAATCTCATACCCACACTATTACGTGGTGCTTGTATCTCATTCACCTTCTTAGTGATAGCATAAGGATTCTGCCACCACCCATGAGCTCCAGCAGAACTAGCATACAATAATCTGACATCACACTCTTTGCAGTAATCAAAGATAGGTTGAGACTTGACTACATTATTCTCCCAAAATCTATCAGGGTTTTCAAAACTTTCCCTAAGAGCAGCAAAGGCAGCAAGATGAATTACCACATCATATATCTTACCTGTATTAAAATTTCCTATATCATCAGGAAAATCTATACCATCCAGTTCTACATCTACACCACTCTCCTCTATCATTTTCCATAGATAACTTCCTATGAATCCTTTATGTCCAGTGATTAATATCTTCATGAGTTAAACCATATATTTTTTTGTACTCTATCTCCTATCTCAGGAAGAAGGAGAACAGCATTTTTAAATTTACTCAATTCTCTTTTCAATTCAGCTACTTCTCTTTTCAATATCCATACCTCCTCTTGAGTATTCATGGCGCTAACCTACTAAAGCCTTTTACTTTTTCATATCTTAGCACACTATCAAACCTATCGTCCATCCCTGTCTTATGTGATATCACAAATACATTAGCATCCTTTACCACAAACCTAATAATCTTGAGGAACTCTTCAGTGCCATACCCATCAAGAGAACTATCAAATACCTCATCCATTATAAGAAGGTTTGTATTAACAGAGTTCTTATATCTTGCCACCTCCCTCCATGTAAAGAGTAGAGCAAGATCAATCCTCATCTTTTCTCCTTCACTGAAGGAAGCATAAGAAAAATTATCATGGATGGGAGACTGAACAGTTTCATTGAACTCCTCATCTAATGTAAAATTAATATAGAAGTCCATCATCTGCAGGTATCTATTGACCTGCTGATTAATTAATGGAAGATACTTCTTTATTATCTTAGACTTAACGCCACCATCCTTCAACAAACTATATGAAAAATCATGATAGCTTATAATTTCCTTTTGGGAAGATAATTTATTATAGGTGTCTTCTAAATTTTCTTTAAAGGATGCTAACTTCTCATGCTCAGTATTTCTATTTGCAAGTTGACTGGTAAGTCTTTGTATTTCCGATTCCAAATCCCTGATTTGTCGTTGACACCCAGAGATGCGAGTATTGTTTTTAGAAATGCCATGCGTTAGTGAAGTAATCTCCTTGGATAGTTTTGTAAAGTGATGCTCTCGCTCCTCCTCCTTTTTAATTGCCTCCTCTAGTTCTTCGTAACCAGATTGCAACTCCTTTATCTTATCTTGAGCATCACCAATGTTATTTAACCTAAACTCTTCTTCTATATCCTGCTTACATGTAGGGCAAACAGTATTCTCTTCAAAAAACTTAGTCTTCTTAGTAATGGTTGCTACCTTATTAGCAAGAGTTCCCTTTATGGTTCCCATCTTACGTAATTTTCCTGTAGCACCTGCTACCTTCTCTTGTTCTTTTGTTAGGTCATGAACATTATTTTCAAGCTCTGAATTTATTTTAACATATTCATCTGATTCAGAAAAGAGAGTTGTAATCTTATTGTTATTATCTTCAATTCTACCCTTACCTTGCTGTTCCAATTCATCCATAAACTCAGTCTGCATCTTAACCTTATCATTAAGAGATTCTTTTTTGAGAGATAAAGTTCTAATATCTTCCCTTAGTCCTCTAATCTTCTCCTTAATTAAATTATTCATAGAAGAAAAAATCTTAATATCTAAAAGATCTTCTATCACTTCCCTTCTGTTAGTGGCACTCAATTGCATGAAAGGAACAAAATTACTACTACCTAAGATAACAATCTGTGTAAAAGATTTATAGTTCATCTTTATAACATTTTGCTCTAACCATTTCTGCTGATCATTAACTGAAGCAAATTGATCCATGCAGATTCCATTCCTATGAATCTCAAATAAATTTGGTTTGATTGCTCTGACCACTTTCCATTGAGTTTCTGCAATACAAAACTCTACTTCAACTCTACAGTCTTTTTCATTGACTGTATTAATAAGCTGTGACTTACTAATCTTTCTAAATGGTTTGTTGAATAAGCTAAATGTTAAA